GGAAACTATAAATTCTTAGGTTCTGTCAATGGCCGTGCTACTTTCAACAGCACTGTTCATAAGCTTGAGATTTCGGACACTATTGCAGAAGTGTGTGGTGCTCCGTGTAATTATGGTCCCCCTAAAACTAAGGAAGCTGATCCTTGGGGTACTTATTCTCAAATTATGGCAAATCCCAGTAATGGGTGCTCGCCTCAATTACTCGATAAGGCTATGGAGTCATATATAAAGCGAGTGACTGAGGGTGTGACCTTTTATACCGATGAGGTAGCTGTTCGTCCACTCAATCGCATTGAATGTGTGAGTGGTCAGGATGGTTTGAGGTTTGTTGATGCTTTGAAGATGAATACGGCCCTGGGTTACCCTTTAAAAGGGAAAAAGAATACCCAGGTTATTGAACTTGAACCGACGGATGATCACGCATGTCCGCGTACCTTTCCTGAGTGGATTTGGGAAGAAGTTGAGCGGATACGTGAATGTGCAATGAAAGGTGAAAGATCCTATCCAATAATGAAGGCGTCTCTGAAAGATGAAGCTGTGAAGTTATCTAAAACAAAACAGCGGATTTTTGAAGGAGCACCAATTGCACTTCAACTCATTGTTCGTGAGTATTTCCTTCCAATTGCCAGATTGTTATCCATTATGCCTGTGACCTCTGAATGTGCTGTCGGGATTAATCCTTATGGACCTGAGTGGCACGATTTGATGAAAGAGATTGCAAAGCATGGAGAAAACAATTGTTTTGCTGGTGACTTCTCTAAGTTTGATGTGAGGCTTCCAGCACAGTTCACATTTGCTGCTTTCAAAGTGCTCATTGAGCTTTCTAAGAAATGTGGTGGATATACTGAAACCGATCGGACCATTATGAGGTCTCTGGCGACAGAGATTTGTTATCCAACGATTAATTTCAATGGAGATTTGGTCCAATTTTTGGGTATCAATTGTTCTGGCAACAACCTCACCGTGTTCATTAACGGCATTTGTAATAGTCTCTTTCATCGCTGTGCTTACTTTTCAGTGAGACCGAAAGCGAAAATAGAAGACTTTGATAAAAATGTTGCGTTGATAACATACGGTGACGATTCTAAAGGCACTAGCAAAGATAAACAATTCCACCATTTAGCTTTAGCAGAGTTTGCGAAGTCTATGGATATGGAATACACTATGCCTGATAAGGAATCTAAACCAGTTCCCTTCGTTCCTTTTGACTCTGTTGATTTCTTGAAGAGAAAATCCGTTTACCACCCACAACTAGGTTATAAAGTCGGTGCTCTAGATGAGGATTCTATTTTCAAATCCCTCCATGTTGGATTGGATTCTGAATTGTCCTCCCTTGAGCAATGTTCGACTAACATTGACGGAGCTCTACGAGAATGGTTCTTCCATGGACCAGAGTTGTATGAGAAAAGGAGGGAGCAAATGGGTCTAGTTGCTGAAAAGCACAAAATCACCGGATGGTGTCGTGTGCTTGGCATGACCTATGATGACCAGGTTCTTACCTGGCGCAAGAATTACCTCTAAGGAGGTATTTGCCTCGGGATGGCTTTAAACTCGTCCCTCTGTGTGTTTGTCCATGCACATTAAACGAAAAGGCATGCTTTCGGTAGGTTACCATATAGTGAAAATTCTTGTATTTCATTTAAAGGCTCCGAAAGTAAGACTAACTCTTAATAGAGTTACCCCTATTTAGGGGACGTCGAATCTTCAAGTTGTGTTTTGAGTCTTGGTGGGCTCTATCACGTAAAATTTTCAAACGCCAACAACACGTATGATAAATAATACTACAACTTCTTCCCAAGTAGTCGATGGGACGATTTTACAACAGACTGGTGCTGTGAGCGAGAGAACCGTCTCCAGCATTTTCTCTTTTGCAGAAAGCAGACCTGGTTATAGCCATTCATTTGGTGAAAATATGGATGCTACTGCAAGTTCTACTCATTCAGAGTATGCAGAGTTGCGTGAGTTTTTGGCTCGTCCATTGAATATACTCACATTTGACTTGACCTATGGAACTTTAATAAACCAATATTTTAATCCCTGGACTGAATTCCTCAATACCGAACATATTGCGAGAAGGGTCAACAACTACAAATTCTTTAATGGTACACTCCATTTGAAGTTCGTGGTTACTGGAAATCCTTTCGTATTTGGTCGCTATTTAGTGAATTATGCTCCTTTCCGAACCATTATGGGAATTCCCATCCCAAATAGTTTAGAACCTGGAGTTTTAACCCAAGGAACACAACTTCCACACATCTACCTGGATCCTAATACAGGACAGGGTGGTGAGCTTATACTTAAACCTAGTTCACCCTATGACATGATTTCATTGAGAAACACGGATGTTGGAATTGGCTCTCGTTATGATGATCTTGGTGATGTTTTCATTCAAACGATTGTTCCACTTACCTCTGCAGTCGATTCCACCCCAGCAAATGGAACCGTGAGCGTGTTTGCCTGGATGACTGACTTGGAGTTGTATTCGCCAATGGCGAATGATACTACTCTTAGTCTACAGTCAGGAATGGCAGACGAATATTCGGACAAACCTGTTAGCAAAATAGCTGGTGCTGCAGCTAAAGCGGCAGGTATGTTGAAGTCAG